ACATCTTATGCAAGCATTTATGGTGATATTGCATATGATCACTCTGGCTGTGAAAATGATGCAGTATATGGTGGGGATCCAATAACAGAAATTACTCCAATAGTAATTGGTAATGCAAGAGCAACAAAAATAGGAGATGGAAATTCTATTCAGTATTCATTCTTAAACGACTATACCGCTAATACCACTACCAGCCAATTTGGAACATTAACTTCATCTGACAATGACTTTACGTTAGAGGCTTGGATACACCCAGAATTTTCAACAAATGGATTAACAAGCCTTTTAGCTGATGCAGATGAGGCAATTGGTTTATTTTATGATAATGAGAATATAGTATTTAAAGTACAGTCTCAGCATGTAGAATATACTCTTCCTCATACTCATAAGGTTACCCATATTGTTGGCATATATAGCCCAACTCTACTGTCTCTTTATATAGATGGAATTTTAGTAAACACATCTGTAATTTCTAATTTTCAGTTTAGTAATACAACTTTAGAACTATCAAGTGGTCCTACAACAGACTCATCAGATTCCTTTTTAATAAATAGCGTTGCAGTGTATCGATATAGCCTATCTCCCTCTCAAATTCAAAATCATTATAATCAAAATGTTGGGCTTTCTCCAATTCAAATTGTAGATCCAGACAGCGGAGAGCTATTTGAATTATATGACGATAATATTTCAACACAGTTTATTTACTCATATCCTGGAAATAAATCATGGGATTACTTTATTACTGATGACTTATATTACAATGAAACAGAACAATCTCTTTCTATAAAAAAAGCAACTGGTTCAAAGACTGTAGTTCTTACAGACTACATTTCTTTACCATATGCTGCTGTTTTAGATTCTTCAAAAATTGAGTGGGACGGAACAAGTGGCATAACAGTAGAAGCATCTATAGATGGCACAACATATGAAACATGCGAAAATGGTCAAACAATTCCTCAATTCACACTTGCAAGTTTTGACACAGGCAAGCAAATTTATTTAAAGATAACTTTATCAACACCAGATAGCAACAAGTATTTGCCAAAGATATCTACGCTTCAGATTAAATTTTATAACAATCAAATAGCCTACGCTTTAAATAGCTCAAGTTACATATCAACACTTGAGGGGGTATCTGGAGTCTCAGTATATGATATTACAATAGGTAATAATAAGTATCCAATTTTATCAAGAAACAATAAAAACGGAATCAGGACAATTCAAGATTCAGGCTTTTATATTAACACCACATCATCAGTTCATACACTTGAATTTTTCTATACTCCAGACGCATTGACAGATAGTGGTCTTGTGTCAACCATATCAACAGGCGGATATTCAGCATCAAATTATTCATGGAGAAATACGGGAACAATTAGTAAAACTAATATATCTGCTATATATGTAAATGATATAAACAAGACATCTGAGACAGATATTGCAAATGTATTTAAAGTAGGGCAATTGCACCACGTTGTAATAGTATTTTCTAGCCCAGTTAGCGGACAATTAAAGTTTGATTATTCTTTATACGGATCAGTTGCTGGCCTATTTCAAAATATAGCATTATATCCAGATCAGTTTACAAGCCTAAAAACAACCCAGCACTACCACTTGTACATATACGGATCAACCTCTACTGTGTTAGATAATGATACTGCGTCCATGACCGTGACAGAAAACTCAGTAGACTACTACGATAATGACTGGATTGTGATACAAAACTCATAATTTTGTCACACAGCCTGACAAAAAGCTGGACTTTGACACCAAAGAATGGTAAAATAAAATACTATGGAAATTAAAAGGGTCAATCAAACCGTAATTGAAGAAACCACGCTTGGTATCTATGTGTGGGAAATGCCTGACGGAAGATGGATTGGCGATGATGAAGGCAACTATTTATCAATAGCATCCCATAAAGGTAGCAAGGCAAACATGGCGGCTTTAGCAGCAGAGGTAGCATCCTTTGGAATTGATGTGGGTCAGCCTAAATTTTTATCTAACAGACGTAAGATTGATGATGAACAATTTGAATATCAGAAGGCAAGACTTGAGCAGGGCTTGATTCCTGACCCATTTGATATTGGTAATTATAAAGATGAGCTAGCGGCTTACAACAAGAAGAATCCAGTAATAGGTGGATCAGGGAGATAACTATGGAGTTCGTTCAGGATAATGATTTAGAGTCAACAGATAGAATTCAAATTTCTTCTGCATCAGACTTGTTTCAACTAAAGAAAGAAAAAGATCATTCAGATCCATTCATGATGCAAGAGGATGACCTTAGAAAAGTATCTGGTCTAAGTTCTAACTTCCGTCGCAAGATGGGTAGAGAATTATCTAAAGCATTTATGGGTAGAGAAGAAACTGGAACACAGCAGAATCTACTGCAGCAAGCTATAACTGGCTATGCGATGTTTGATTTAGTTGAGCCTCCTTACAACCAAGAGTATCTCTCAAGAATTTATGAAATCTCAACTTACAACTATGCAGCAATTAATGCAAAAGTTGCAAATATTGTTGGCCTAGGCTATGACTTTACTGAGACAAGAAAAACAAATGATGCGTTCGACTCAATTACTGACGACAAACAATTAGAGCGAGCAAGAAGAAAGCTTAATAAGTTAAAGCAAGATTTACAAATTTGGCTTGACTCAACAAACGATGAAGACACATTTACACAGACGCTTATTAAGGCGTACACAGATTTAGAGTCTACAGGAAATGGCTATATTGAAATCAGCCGAACTACTGCAGGCAACATTGGATACATTGGACACATCCCGTCAAAGACAATGAGAGTTCGTCGCCTACGTGATGGATTTATTCAATTGCTTTACGGCAAGGCTGTATTCTTCCGCAACTTTGGAGATGTAGATACAGAGAATCCGATTGCAGGAGGAGAAGATAGACCTAACGAAGTTATCCACCTAAAGAAGTACACTCCAACAAATAACTATTATGGAATCCCAGATATTATTGCAGCCCAGAACGCTTTAGCTGGAAATGAATTTGCTGGCAAATATAACCTAGACTACTTTGAAAACAAGGCGGTCCCAAGATATATTATTACAGTCAAGGGAGCAAAGCTTTCTCCAGAGTCAGAAAGAAAATTGCTTGAGTTCTTCCAGGTTGGATTAAGAGGAAAGAATCATAGATCTCTTTATATCCCACTTCCAGCAGATTCACCTGACTCAAAGGTTGAATTTAAGATGGACCCAATTGAGGCTGGGACTCAAGAATCTTCATTTAATCTTTACCGTAAGGCAAATAGAGATGAAATCCTATTAGCTCATCGTGTGCCAATTAATAAAATTGGAACTCCAGAGGGAGTTAATTTGGCGGTGGCAAGAGATGCCGATAAGACATTTAAAGAGCAGGTTTGCCGTCCAGCACAAATGACATTAGAGAAGAAATTAAATAAGATATTCGAAGAAAAAACAGATGCCCTTTCTCTTAAATTCAATGAATTAACTCTTACTGATGAGGATACTCAATCTAAGATTGATGAGAGATATTTAAGAATGCAGGTAATTACTCCTAATGAAGTCCGTATTCGAAAGGGAATGATTCCTATTGATGGCGGAGATGATATGGTTGAATTAAAGCCACAACAACAGGCTGAAATTAGAACACAAGCAAATAATACCCGTGTCCGAGAGCAACAAAGACAAGGAAATTCTCCAGATATCTCTGGTGAAGGACGAAATGCTCAGGGCGACGGCAGACAGGTTGAATAACTTTACTCAACCATTATTTGCCTTTTTATCTACAAATAGATAAAATTAAGCATATGAACATTGAAAAGTCTTTATGGTCTTCAAATGGCGACAACATCGTTTTGTCTGTCCCATTCACCAAAGTAAATCGTGAAAAAAGAACTGTGTCAGGTTTTGCAACATTAGACAATGTTGACCAAACTGGTGACATGGTTACATCAGAAGCAAGCATGAAAGCGTTTGAAAATTTCCGTGGAAACATTCGTGAGATGCATGGTCCAAACGCTGTAGGCAAGATGATTTCATTTAGACCAGAAACATACTATGATACAGAAACAAAAGAATTTTATAACGGAGTATATGTAGACGCATATGTTTCAAAGGGCGCACAAGACACTTGGGAAAAGGTTCTTGATGGAACCCTAGCAGGATTTTCAATCGGCGGAAAGATTACAGAGTCAGACAATGAAGTTAACAAGTCAACAGGTAAGCCAGTAAGATTTATTAAGGGCTACGAATTGATGGAACTATCAATTGTAGATTCACCAGCAAATGAGCTTTGCAATATCTTGTCAATTCAAAAGATGAATGGACAAATGATCTTCAAGGGCATTGCAGTAGATGTCGTAACAGAGAATATTTTTTATTGCAAAGAAAGCGATTCTGTTTTTATCTCAACAGAAAAAACATATGAGTCTCCAATCACTGGAAAGCCAGCCGAACTAATCGGATGGGTAGAAAGCTCAGATGTTAACAAAGCAAAAGAGATAGATAAAATTCTTGATTTATACAAGTCAAGATCCACGTTGCCTGAAACACAAACAATTGCAAAACAGGCAAACGCAGAAGGAGGTAATGAAGTGTCAGAAAATACAGAAACCACTGCAGTTGAAGAGACTGTAGTAGAAGAAGCACCTGCTGTTGAAGAAACACCAGCTGCTGAAGAAGCTCCTGCAGAAGATGCAGTAGCAGACGCTTCTGCCGAAACTCTGGAAAAAGCAGCCGACGTATCAGAAGTTGAGGTTGATGAACCTGATTTTGCAAAGATGTTGGGCGATCTAAAAGGCTTTTTCTCAGAAACTCTAAGCAAGGCTACAGATGCAAATGCAGCACAGGTTAAGACTGTTACAGAAACAGTTGAGACTTTTAGCAAGAGCGTTGATAGCCGAATCACAGAGTTGGCAGAACAACACGCAGTCCTTTCAAAGGCTGTTGAAGATATCAGAAACACGATTGATGGCGTACAGAAGCGTGTCGATGCAGTAGAAGGTGAGACTGCAATTAAGAAGTCCTCAGACCTTGGCGGGTCTCAGGAAGTAAGTACAATCAAGAAATCAAAATGGAACGGTTCTTTCCTCGGTTCCGTAAACGAATTAATTAGATAAACAAAGGTAGGTGAAAATATATGAGCAATGAATTATTAGAAAAGTCAGTAGCTGCTAACACTAGCGTTACAGGTAACATGACAGGTTCTGCAGTAGCTACTACTGGAGTACACATTGGCTCTGAGGGTGAAGGTGGACTCCTTAACCCAGAGCAGTCAGCTCGCTTCCTTGACTATATGTTCGACGCAACCGTAATTGGTAAAGTCGCCCGTACAGTAAGAATGAAAGCAGACACAACAGAGATTGATCGTATGTCAGTAGGCGAGAAGCTTATGAAGCTCGCAACTGAAGCAGACGATACATCAGCTAACTCAGCTGTATCTTTCTCAAAGATTTCTTTGACAACAAAGAAGCTTCGTCTAGATTGGGAACTATCAACAGAGTCTCTAGAAGACAACATTGAGGGTCCAGATCTAGAAGATCACATCGCACGTATGATGGCAACACAGGCAGGTAACGACATTGAAGACGTAGTCCTAAATGGAGATACAACTCTAACAGGAGATGCATTGTACAAGTCATTTGACGGCGTTGTAAAGAAGGCAAAGGCATACGGTCACGTTGTAGACAACGGTGGATCAGCAATTTCTCGTGCAGCGTTTAACTCTGCATTGAAGTCTCTTCCACGCAAGTACAAGCAGCGTCGTGCAGATCTTCGTTTCTTGGTAGGTTCAAACCTAATCCAAGACTTCCTATTTGCAAACAGCATTGGTACTAACCAGACAATTCCACAGGATATTGCTTCAAGCATCATCCGTGGTGATGTACAGCCAGTCTCAGGACCAGCAG